ATTGAATCACATGAAAAACTGTGCAGAATTATGCAAAAATTAACCCATAAAAAAATTCATCAAATAGAAGAGCGAGTAAAAAGACTTGAGAAAATATTACTAACATGTACAGGAGCTTTGATTGCTGCCATGGCATACTTAATCTATACTTTGTTGAATCATCTTACACTTTAATGAAACTATCTAAAAATTTTAGCTTGGCTGAGCTTACAAAGAGCCAAACAGCCACCAGAATGGGCCTTGATAATAACCCCAGTGAAGATGAGCAGGAGAACCTACGACTGCTCTGTGAGAGGGTCCTACAGCCTATTAGGGACCACTTTAACCATGTTGTGACCATTTCTAGCGGATATCGCAACGAAATTTTGTCACAAAAGATAGGTAGTTCGCGCACATCGCAACATTGCAAGGGAGAGGCGGCTGACTTTGAGATATTTGGAATACCTAACAATGAAGTCAGCGACTGGATCAAAGAAAACCTTATATTTGACCAACTAATTTTAGAATATTTTGAACCCGGACAACCCAACTCAGGATGGGTGCATGTAAGTTATAAGGAAGACATAAATCTTAATAGAAAGGAATATTTAATGGCATTTAAAGATGATAACGGGAAAACAAATTATAAACCGATCCTTGGTCTGTCAACTGACAGATACGTAAAATAGAAATTCTGCACACCTCACGCGTATATCCTACGTTTTACGGGATTAAATAACTAGCCCATCCCGTTAATATATATTTTTCTTCATAGGGAGCATTTACACCTTGATGAAAATGAGTCCAACCAGCTGGCCAGATATAAAAATCTCCGGCTATTGGCTCGGCTACAATATTTTGATATATAAATTTTGTTCCACCACCCTTTTTAATAGTATTTAAAAAAATCATCCATGCAAAAGCTCTTTGTAGATGATTTNTGACCCCATCATTTTCACAATGAATCTGTTGATAAAAATTTCCCGGTTCATATTTCATTAATTGAATAAAAGGATCTACGTCCCATTTTTCTAAACCTGTATCTACTTCTGGGTATATTTTTTTAAACTGGTCTATACATTTAATAAGGGTTTTATCTAACCCATAAAAATCATTTTCATTTTTTAAATATATAGAAATTTCTAAATTATTTACTTTGTTTCTAGGACCGACTAACCCTGGTTTTGCTATTTTTTTATTTTCTTCAAACCATTTTATGAGATTATCACACGATTCTTGAGGATAGGCATTTGAAAATTTATTTATAAAACTATGTTTTTCCATTTTATAGGATTAAAATATTGTTTTAGAATCAGCTTGGCCAAACTTTCCTTTAGGTAATATATTAAACGCTAAGGAAAATCTATCTTTGNTAGACTGATTGGGCATAACTTTATGTCTTAGCTGACTAAAAAATAAAATTAAGAAATTATCTTCAGGGACAATCGTCCATTCGGTAGAATTATACACGTTATATTCTGTTGGTGGAGTAGAAAATGTATGCCTATTATCATAATAAAATTTAATACTAAAACCAGGATCACCTTTAGGATAATAAACCCCACTTAACCACGAGTTAGGATGAGTATGTGAACCTGTTTGTTGTTTTGGTTTTGCTTTAATTAGCCATGAACTAAATATTCTATAATTAATATTTTTTAACATAAGAATTTCTTTAAGAGTTACATCTACTGCCTTATTAATTTCTTTACTAAGATTCTCATATTTTTTTAAAATATTTAAATCCTCAGTTGTTAAAGACGGTGCAGGGCTAAACTTTTCTTCTTTAAATTTTAAAGTCAAATCATCTTTTATATCCAGTCTATAAATAAATAAAGTATTGGAACATATAGGAATAGTATGTAGATGTTTCATTAGGATTGTGTTTTTCTTTTAAGAGAGATGTTCAAAACAAGAGTAATTCTATTCTTATTTTTAGAAGTCTGGGGTTCGACTTTATGCTTGAGAAAAGCCGGTGAAAAACAAAAATCATCTTCTTCTACATTTAATTTCCAATTATCATAAACCCATGAATTTGAAGAATGTTTCCGAGACAATATCTTAGGAAATTCTGGTCTAAGTTGATAAATATAGTCTACATGGGAGAGAGTGTTTTCAAAAACAGTAGAAGTATGATGTTCCTTATCAAATTGAATATAATGGACTGCGGTAAAATCACTAGAAGGATGCCGATGAGGGGCCATATAGTGAGAGTTAGATAAGCAGGTATAATTAGCTATTGTAAATTTAAAATCAACAGCAAGAATGGGCATACTATCAAGAATTTTTGAAATTACTTTTTTATAAACAGGAACCAAAGTATCAAACTTTACTTTATGATATTCCGGGTTAGACTCATCATTATTTGAATGATGTAATATACTCCACTTATCCCACTTATTTCTTTCTTTATTTATTTTGAAATTTTTTTCTATAGTAGAAATAATAGATTTTTTATCATAAGAATTCTCATCAATTTTAGTAGTCACAGTGGGAAAACCAAATATAGTATTGTTTCTTAAATCCACGCCTTCAATTCCTCTCCCATTATCTCAGACGCTATATTTATCTTCTTTTTAAGAGATTTGACAATCTTATTATCTACGGTATCTTCGGCTATAATATCTATATAAGTAACGGGATGATCCTGCCCAATACGGTGGATACGGTCTTGTGACTGTAATCGTTTTTCCAGATCATATCCGTTAGAATAATAAATCATGGTTGACGCAGCAGTCAGCGTGATTCCATATCCTCCAGTTGCAGGTGTTCCTACCAGGAATCTTACTTTATCATCTTTTTGAAATTTACGTATATTGTCTTGTCTTTCACCATAAGGCGTTAATCCATAATAGTCGACCACGGACCCCGGACCATATTCCTTTACAACAGCTTTTATGATTGAAATAATATCAAATTGGAAATGAGCCCATATCACCACCTTACCTTCTACTTCTTCCAATACATTCATTAATTCAGATATTCTATTATTTTTAATTTCCTGCGTAGTACCATCATCTGCTTTAAAATGGCCACACGTAATTTGTTGAAGTCTCATCAATTGTGTCAAAATTGTGGCAGTCGTTGTAACCTTTCCATTTAAATGAGCTAATGCTTTTTCTTTCATTTCTTTATAAATTTTNAATTGATCAGGAGTAAGAGTTATCATTCTTTTCATAAAGGTTTTCTCTGGTAAATCTAAACAATCTTCTTTTAAAACCCTGTACGAAAAATCTTTTAATTTATCAGATAGTTCACCTAGATTTTTATAAGCCGATACTACTTGAATTTGTCTCCCGGAGATTCTCAATGTCTTCATTTCAGCATATCTGTTTCTAAAAGAATAATAAGAAGCAAAATTTAATAACCAAGGACTTAAAAATTCACATTGACTATATAAATCTAAAGGATTTCTAGTGACAGGTGATCCTGTTAAAATTCTTTTATACTTTGCGTATTGCGAAAGTTTTAAAATGTTTTTAGTTCTTTTAGCTTTAGGGTTTTTAATAGTAGTAGACTCATCAATAGCCATTAAAGTATTGTGACAAGACATAAATTTATATGCAAAATTTGCACCCTTAGCTGTACTAAATGCTTCAACATTCATAATTAAAATGTGAAGTGTAGTTTCTGATTTAAATAAAGTATTTAGTTTCTCTTGTTGTTTTTTAGTAATAGCCGCTTGCCACAAAACCGCCTCATTTTCAATATGATCTGGTAAATGAGCTGGTATTTCTTGTTCAAACCAAGTTTTAACCACTCCTTTAGGGGCAACTATTAAAACGCCATCAATTTTACCATGATCATAAAGCATGGACAGGTTATCAAGAAGAACTTTAGATTTACCTGTACCCATTTCCATAAAATAAGCATAGGTTTCTTTATTCCACGATTTTTCTAGTGCAGTTAACTGATGTGCGTATGGCTTTGTTTTAAATTTATAGTTCATGTTTAAAGCCAATTAAAATTGATAACCCCTCTAAATAAACTGTCTGTATGTGTAGATCCAGAATGAAGCATATTAGTTGGAAAAGTTACCATTCTGTTTTCAATACAATTAACTTTTTCATC